ACCCAAAATATATGCATCACAATATAGAGCAGTTACTGGAAGAGATTATGAATCTATTATTAAAACAATCTATCCAGATACTGAATCTGTATCTGTAGTTGGAGGGGAGCAGTTAGATCCACCAGAATTTGGAACCGTTCAAATTAGCATTAAACCAAAGAATGGTTCTTTTTTATCGGACTTCAATAAATCTCAAATATTATCAAAATTAAAGCAGTTTTCTGTTTCTGGAATCAATCAGAAAATAGTTGACCTTAAAATTCTTTATGTGGAACTGGACAGTTCTGTATATTATAATTATTCTCAAGTTTCAAGTTTAGATGCATTAAAAACATCTGTAACCAATTCTTTAGAAGAATATTCAAAATCATTGGATCTGAATAAATTTGGGGGAAGAATAAGATACAGTAAAATACAACAGGTTATTGATAATACAAATACTGCAATTACGTCTAATATTACAAAGGTTATTATTCGCAGAGATTTGAAGGTAGCACTGAATAAATTTGCACAGTATGAATTATGTTTTGGGAATAGATTTCATGTAAATCCTCAGGGTAGAAATATTAAATCTACAGGATTTAAAATTGAAGGAGAATCATCGACAGTATATCTAAGAGATGTCCCAGATATATCTGTAAATCAATCTTCTATCACTACTGCAAGTGAAGCATCAAATGTTTTTCTAACTAGACCAAACCAATTAGTATCAAAGACAGGAAAACTTTCTATTTTTAAAATTGATGATAATGGTAATATTATTACTGTTGCCAAAGATGTAGGTACGGTCAATTATGAAAAAGGTGAGATTATTATTAACACCATAAAAATCACTCAAACTTCATCACCTAATGGAATTGTAGAGATTCAGGCATTCCCAGAATCCAATGATGTTGTTGGATTAAGAGATCTTTATATCACTTTAGATATCTCAAAAAGTACAATAAATATGGTAAGAGATGTAATTGCATCTGGAGATGAAATTTCAGGAACCAGATTTGTTAATGATTTCTATACATCAAGTTATTCAAACGGAAATTTAGTAAGAAAGTAATATGATACAAACTGGATTTGATTCTAGAATAAAAGTACAAGACATTATTGAAAGTCAACTTCCAAGTTTTATTTTGGAAGAAAGTCCGAACGCTTCAGAATTTCTAAAGCAATATTATATTTCTCAGGAATATCAAAGTGGACCAACTGATATTGCTGATAATCTAGATCAATATCTAAAACTTGACAATCTAACTCCTGAGGTTGTCGTTGATAGTACAATATTATCAGCAGATATAAGTGAGAGTGATACTATAATTTCTGTCTCAAGTACAAAGGGATTTCCAAATCAATATGGATTATTGAAAATTGATGATGAAATCATTACATATACTTCAATAGAAGATAATACTTTTGTTGGATGTGTTCGTGGATTTAGTGGTATTACAAATTATCATCATACACTAGATCAACAAGAACTTATATTTTCAACGTCAACATCGGAATCGCATACAAGTGGTTCATCGATTCAAAATTTAAGTTCTTTATTTCTAAAAGAATTTTATAAAAAACTAAAATACACATTTGCTCCTGGATTTGAGGACATAGCATTTGCTGAAGATCTTGATGTTGGAAATTTTTTAAAGAGAATTAAGGATTTTTATGCATCAAAAGGAACGGAAGAATCGATAAGAATACTTTTCAATGTAATATTTGGAGAAACTCCAAAGGTAATAAACCTAGAAGAGTATCTGATTAAACCTTCTGCTTCAAATTACGTAAGAAGGGAAGTCGTTATAGCAGAGTTAATAACAGGAAATCCTTTAAATATAGAGGGGCAGACACTATTTAAGAATGGAGATACAAGTACATCAGCTCCAATTTCATCAGTAGAAACTTTTACTAAAAAGGGAAAACAATTCTATAAGTTAGAACTTTTTATTGGTTATGATGATAAGTCTTTAATTGAAGGTAATTTCATCGCAACACTCAATACATAGTTATTAGAATCTGTTTCTGTGGGATCTTATGTTGTTTCTGTGGATTCTACTATTGGATTTTCAGATTCCGGTACTTTATTTTCCGGAACTAATACAATAACATATACTGAGAAAAGTGTAAATCAATTCTTTGGATGTTCTGGAATTGCGTCACCGATTGATGCTACAGATAATATTAGATCCGATGATACTTATTTCTCATATGAAAATGGAGACATTAATAAAAAAGTAGAATTTATAATCTTTAATGTCATTTCTGGATTTGTTCAGGATGATAATGGTAGAGGAATTTATGAGAATGATCCTATAACAGTTAAAAGTCCCGGAGATAAAATCAACAATACAGGAAAGAATTTTAAAGAGATATTTGCAAATTCTTGGATTTATAATACTAGATCGAGATATCAAATAACGGATAATAGTTCTTTTGAATTGGGATCTAAAATTGAAAAATCTAGTTTAAAAATTGGTGACGAAATTGAAGTTTTAGATAGAAACACAGAAAATGTAATATCTACCAATGCTTATATTGATTCAATTGATGAATCTACAAATACAATAAGTGTAGAAAATGCTCCTCCATTAGCATCAAATAGATTATATGATGTTAGAAGGAAATTAAACAAATCAAAATCATCATCAGTTCCATTTGAATATGGTAATGATTCTATTATTTCGGATGTTTTGAATGTTTATTCGGAAAAGAATGAATATGCTTATGTTGCATCAAATTCATTACCTTCCCAAGAAAATGATACTATCTCTTATAGAACTAATATAGAACTTGAGATAAGTTCGGTAGGTATCTCTACTGCTGACAATTTTTCAGACTACGATGCCTTAAATCAAGTATATACAAGCTTTTTTGTAACTTCTGTCCCATTTTTTAATGGAGATAGGGTTTATTATTTACCAGAAAATGAATCTTTAATCGGACTTGAGGAGGGTTCTTATTATATTGAAGTTTTATCTGGAAATAAATTTAGAATTTATGCTTCTCCATATCTCATAGGAACATCAAATTACATAACTTTTAATTACTCTGATGAAAATAATATAGGAAATCATACCTTTGTTCTATATTCTCAAAGAAGTTTAGAGATTGGAAATGAAAATTTATTGAAAAAATTTCCATTAGAGAAAAATATTAAAAAAGGATCTGGAGAAGAAACTACTCCTGGAAAAGTGGGAATGCTTATTAATGGGGTAGAAATATTAAATTATAAGTCTAAAGATTTAATTTATTATGGGCCATTAAGTTCTTCAAATGTTATTTCTGGTGGTGAAGATTATGATGTTATTAACCCCCCACAGATTGAGGTTGGATCTTATCTAGGTGTAGGAACTACTGCAAAAATACAACCAGTAATAAGTGGAAGTTTTGAAAAAATTTATGTAGATAGTCAAGATTATGATATAGAAAATATTGTCTCCATTAATATTAGTGGTGGAAATGGGTCCGGAGTAAGTATCGAACCTGTTCTGAAGAAAAAATTCAGAAGTGTGTCTTTTGACTCTAAAGAATTTTCAAATGGTGGTGGTGTTAGTACAACTACAAACCAAATTCAATTTTTAACTGATCATAATTTTATAGATGGGCAAGAAATTATATACACTCCACCAGGAAATAATTCTATAAGTATAGGAACTAATTTAGCATCATCCTCAAGTGTTCCATTTGGAGCATCATTTTATGTTCAAGTAGATAATAATTCTACTATAACTTTGTATAATTCCTTAAGTGATCAACAATCCCAAACTAATCCTGTTGGAATATATTCTGGATCTTTAGGAACACATAAGTTTACTTCCTCAAAATCAAAAAATCAATTAGATTCTATTAAAATTTTAGATGGTGGAAGTGGATATACAAATCGTAAGTTGATTGTTGAACCCTCTGGGATATCGACATTCAATGATACGATTACTTTTAAAAATCACGGGTTTAATGATGGAGAAATAATTGAATATGAGTATGAAACATCAGCAATATCTGGAATTTCTACAAATAATCAACATTATGTCTTAAAAGTAAGTGATGATACATTCAGATTGTGTGATGCTGGTATTGGGGGCACAAACATTGAAAACTATAATAGAAAAAATTATACAAAGTTAGAAAGCACTGGTAGTGGATATCAATACTTTAAATATCCAGAGATTTCTGTTTCTATTAAGTATAGTCCAGTAGGATTTAGTTCAACTACTCAGGTATATCAGGATTTAATTATAACACCGGTTGTTAAGGGAAGTATAATTGATTCTTACTTGTATGAGAAAGGGGCTGGATATGGATCAACAATTATAAATTTCCAGAAAAAACCGATTATTTCTATAAAAAATGGAAAAGATGCAGATTTAAGTCCTGTAGTTATTAATGGGTTTATAGAAAATGTTATTATCGGATTTCGTGGAAATGAATACTATTCTGTTCCCAATTTAATAGTTTCTGATTCTAGTGGTTCTGGAACTGGAGCAGAATTAAGAGCTATAGTTACTAATAATCAAATAACCGACGTTAAAATAATTAATCCTGGAATTGGTTATTCTGCATCATCAACTAAAATAAAAGTAGTTCCATCAGGAAAAAACAGTATTATAGACGTTGATGTAAGAAAATTAACTATTAATGATTCTAACGTAAGATTTAGTTCAGGTGAAGCTTTAACTGAAGGAACAGATAAATTACAATATTCGGTTGTAAATTATTTTGAAAGATTAAGGAATTCATTTGGTGATACAGGAAATTTATCTGGTATTATTGGATGGGCATATGACGGAAATCCAATTTATGGTCCAAAAGGAAAATCTGATCCAGAAGATACGTCTTCTGCACTAAAAACTTTAGAATCTGGGTATACTCTCGATATATCAAATGTAGTTGATAGACCTACAGGTTTTAGTGGTGGACATTTTGTCGAGGATTATGTTTTCGATAACAGTGGAGATCTAGATGAACATAATGGAAGATATGAAAAAAATGATGATTTTCCAAATGGAATCTATGCCTATCATGCAACTTTAGATTCTTCAAATTCTCCAGAGTTTCCATATTTTATAGGAAACAAATATAATTCAAAATTTATCGAGCAAAACTTAAATCAATCATATGATTTCAATAATTCCAATGTTTTAAGAAATACTTTCCCATATAAAGTATCTGAAAAAAATGCAGATTATGATTTTATTGATGAATTGCAAGATATTTTAGATCAAAAAATAAAGATTAAATCATCTTCTTCGGGATTTATAGATAATATTTCAATTATAGGTTCTGGAGATAACTACAAAATTGATGATAAATTAGAATTTAATAATAATGGAACTTCTGGGAGTGGTTTAGATGCTGTTATTTCTTCTATAAAAGGAAAAACTATTACTAGGATTGATACTAATTCAGAATTTTTTGAAGACTCTACTTTTTCTTGGAATTCACCAAATCAAATAAAAATTTCTATATTACCTCAACACAATCTTTCAAGTTTAGATTATGTAAGTATTTCTGGATTTTCTACAAATCTATCAAAACTGAATGGATTTTATGAGATACAAGTTCCATCTGTTGCTAGTGGAAGATGTTTATCTTCAATAACATCAGCACCTGCTGGACTTACAACAGAAATTTATGTTTCACCAATACCAGAACAAATATCTGTTGGAAGTAGTATTGGTATTGGTACAGAAACGATGAAAGTTCTTGGTATATTCAGAAATGAAGATATACTTAGAGTTATCAGAGGATCTAGTGGAGTATCTCATAATTTAGGGACTGCAGTATCATTCTTGCCAGATTCATTTACCATAACAGAAAGTGTTGATAAATTTGATTCTAGAGTAGATAATAAGGTATATTTCAATCCAAAAGAATCTGTTGGAATTTCTACAATAAGTGGAGTTGGATATTCAACATCATTTATTTTTGGACAAATTAATGTAACCAGAGATATTCCATCCAGATCGATTTATATAGAAAATCATCCATTCACAACAAATCAACTAATAACTTACACTTCGGTGGGAGCAGCCATAACTGTATCCAATGACGGAATAAACATTTTTGACTTACCTTCAAGTCTCTATGTTGTCAATAAGAATTCAAATCTGATCGGAATTAAAACACAAATTAATAGTTCGGAATTATTTTTCCATACGAATGGAGATGATAATGATGAATACTTATTTGAATCTAATTACACGCAGATACTAGGAGACGTACAAAAAGATCAAATTACCGTATCTGTTTCCACATCACACTCACTTCAGGTTGGTGATACGGTAAAATTAAATGTAGAACCAAATCTTTCGGTTGGTATTGGAACTTCAACAGCAGTCAGAGTTCTTTACAAGTCGGAAATTGATGCAATTGTAATTAATCCTATTGGATTTAATTCCACCGGAATTAATACAACTACAAATGAAATCACTATCACTGATCACGGATTAGAAACTGGCGATAAGGTTTATTATGAAGATGATACTTTTGAGTATTTAATTGATACTAATGATCAGATCGATACCACTTCTCAAGATTCTACTCCAGAATCTATATTCTTCAAACCTGATGGTACGAAGATGTATGTTGTTGGTAGAACTGCAGATGAAGTTAATGAGTATGATCTTTCAACACCATGGAGTCCAAGCACGGCAACATTTACAAATGTTATAGACGTTACTACTGAGGATACCAATCCATCTGGAATTTATATTAGAGATGATGGTCTTAAGTTCTGGGTTTGTGGGCATACGAATGATAGAATATATCAATATTCTATGTCTACTGCATGGGACATCAGTACTGCAAGTTATGATAATGTAAGTTTATATGTTGGGTCTGGAAATAGTCTA